CATTGCACGTTCAGCGATTTTTGTGAAATCAGCTTTACCAGTTTGAAGGTCATAAAGGTCAACAACTGGACGAATAGATACTTCATCAGTATCAAGAGTGAAGTATTTGTTGCTGATTTTAGAACGTTCAGTAGTTGAACCTTTTGCTTGGAACATAGCTTTTAAGTCATCAATTTCAATTTTGAATTGTGCTTTTTCACCAAAACCTGTACGTTTTACATCAGCAATTTCATCAAGATATTGAACACGTTGAGTAAAACCGTCATTAATAACGAATTTTAAAATTTGAGCAATTTCATAGCAGTTATTAGGATTTGGGTTAGAAGCAAGTTCTTTGATATATTCTTTTGCATCTTTTAATTCATTACGGTCAACTCCTGCTTTTAATAAATCTTTAGAAAAAACTTCAACAATGCGAGAATCTTTTGTGATTTGCATATATTATTACCTCCTATATTTTTATAATTATATTAATTATTCAATAACCATAATTTTTACTGCATCTGTACCATATGCAGTTGTTTTTTCTTTAACAACAAATTTAACTTTCGGTGTGCGTGTGCCAATTGCTTCAACAGCACCATTAGCACCAACAGCAACAGTGTCACCTTGATTCAAAGTTCCGTTGAATTTAGTAGTTACATAAATTGTTCCCGGAAGTGGTTTGTGCAAACGTAGATATTTACCTTCAGCAACTTTGAAATCAACATCATCAATACCTTGCTCATCAATTGTGTCAATTACATTTTGTACGAAATATACGTCACCATCACCTGTTACAGAATCACAAAGACTAGCAGTTTGATTTACATGATCCAAAACTACAAAAGTACCATTTTCAACTCCATTAACTTCTGCACATTTGTATGTACCAAGATATAATTGATTTCCTAAACTTACAAAACCTGCCATAATAAAAATTCCTCCTTAAATTTTAATATTTTTATAATTATATTTATTAATGAGCATTAAGCGCGTGGTGCAGCCCAATACTCATGCTTGTTTTTAGGTAATAAATCTTCTTGTTCAGATACAACAATAGTTACATCATCAGATTTTTTAGAAGCAGTTTCAACTTTTTGTTTAGCAATCTCTTCAACAACTACTGAATTCAATTCAGCTACATTTAATTCTTCAATTGCTTTTTGAACACGTTCAGATTTGAATGTGTCTTCTGATAGTAGTTTAGAATACTTTGAACTTAATTCAGCCATTTGCTTTTCTTTTTCAGCTTTTTCAAAGTTTTCTTTGTAAGGTTTTAATTCTTCGATTTGAGCATTTAATTCTTTAATTTTCTCTTCTAAAGCAGTTTTTGCTTCTTGTTCAGCAACAACAAGGGCATTTAAGTCATCAACTTTTGCTTGTAATTCAGCAATCTTTGTTTCATACTTTTGAGTTAAATCTTTATTTTGGTCTGACATTGTTTGTAATTCCTCCTTTAATTGAGATAGTTTATTATTTAATTCGCTAATTTCTTTTTCTTTATCAGAAACTAACGAATTTAAATCAGTATTAACTGGTTGATAGGTGAGTTCTACTTGAATCCATTCAGATTCAGGAGCGATAGAAACTTTTTCATTTTCAACTGTATAGTTGACTTTATAAAGCTTATCGCTTTCATTCCAATCTTCAATAATTACATAAGTTTGGAACATTTCTCGAATCCAATATCTACACTTTCTTTCTTCTGTCTCTGGATCTACAGGATTTAATAAGTTATAAATTTGATCACGAATATCATCAATACTCATTTCACTTTTTTCAATATGATATTTAATTTCATGACCTTTATTAAATAATTCTTTTTTATCCATTTTTTCACCACCCATCTGTTCATCTAAATCTTTTTTGTGGGCTTCTGCAATTAGTAAAGTAGCTTTGGCGCGTGGTTCGGCAGGGTCAGCCACGATGCAACTGGCAATCAATACATTCTTGCCATCATTATAATGAATCTTTCTAACACCATCATCAGTTACTTCTAAATACTCACGAACCAAAACTTCACATGAAGTTTCTAATTCTCCATTTTCATATAACTCTATGATGGCATTACAAGTATTCGCAAAACGTTTAAATACACGAATAGCCCCCATTAAACAATTAGCCCCGTCAATTTCCTCTTTCCAGAAATCAACGAAGCTACCAATTTGGTCAGTCTTCAATTCACCGTTATGTAATTCATGATTAAGATTGTCATAATCGCCATTTTCTAATTTATTTCTATTCACCACGAAAGGTATTCCGATATAAGTTTCTTTATTAGCGATTACACCATCAATAAAATCATCGGTAAATTGAGCTTTGTTATAGTTCACATCATTAGAAAGGATGCAGATATTTAAAGTCATATAAATATCATTGGAGTTGTTTAATTCAAGAATTTTAGGCTTAATTGATAACCGATACGACAATTCTCTTTACACCTCCTTTCAGTTAAATGCGTTATAATTATTTTTCTTTACAATCATCACATTCACAATCTTCATCATGCTGTTTAATACCTAATTCAAGGTACATGGATTTTGATGCTAATTCTTTGTTATCAAGTTCAGGTTTATAGCCTTTCATTTAAATCACCTCACGATTGGGAAGGCTTAGGCACATCATTCGAGCCATTTGATTTACTTTTCATTGTATTTTCGTTACCTTCATCAACTTCGGGTCTGCCACGTTGAACATCCCCAGAAGTTGTATAAGCATTTTGAGCAGGATAAATAACTTCATGTGTTTTTAATACTTTCTTTTCGTATTCAGCTTGCCCAATTGCGTAATGATAAGGGATACCAAGCAATGACTCTAGCCACGGAGCAGCAATTCCTGTTTGCATATACAACTCTTTCATCTTATCAATATATTTATCTTTGTTTAAAATAGTTGTGCGTTCAAAATAGAATTGACATCTCAAATCTTTAGGCAGTAATTTTTTAATATATTGATTGATTATATATTCAAATTGTTCAATGATAGTGAATATGTATCTAAACAATTTTTCACTATTCATTTGAGCAGTAGAGTAGTTAGAGTTTCCGCCACCATAAACTAAAGCAGAAGATACACCTAAGTTTGCAAATATTTCATTATCCAATTTTTCATATAATTCTTTTTTAAACATTTGTGTATCAATTTCTAAAGATTTTAATTGTATAAAGTGGGGGAGCGTTACAACTCCTGTTCCAGAAGTATCATTATTATTGTATAAATTGCCATTTTGTTCTTTCTTCAGCATAAGATTTGTTATTTCTTTAAAATATGCCTCAATTGCTTGTTTAGGTGGCATCTTTTCGCCATTTTTATCAACTGTGCCAACAGACATGATTAATATTTGTTTAATTAATCTGTCCGCAACAGAACGTTCAACACGGTTAATAATTTCTTTTTGAATCAATGAAGTCCAAGCACCTAATGTATAAGGTAAACCATAAGGAAAGTTTCTATGAGCATCAATGTTAATGACATCGCAATTACTTAACTCAACATAACGATAATCTTCACCTTTTTGTCTATAAAGGTTATATTTCTCAACTGTTACTTCATCAGGTAACGATTCGATAATTGCTAATTTATCTTGTGTGGTTTTATATTGGTTTATGGTTTGTAAATCAAACTCAACAACCCATCGTCCATTCCTTTGCCTAATAATTCTCAAATCATCTAAATCTAAAAATTGTACATATTTATTAGAACGTAAACAAATCACTAATGTACCCATCTCAGCAACTTCAAAAAGACCATGTCTTACAACCTGTTTAACATTGATTTCATCAAGAAATTCATAAATCTTTTGCTCATATTTTTTAATTTTCTTAACATCGTCATAATTTGACCATGCTAAATGATAATTTAGATTAGGGAGGGATTTTATAGTACGTAATACGTCTTTAATAATACCATGCTTATTAGTTAAATATTTAGATGCACGTTGGATTTGTTGAATATTAGCGTATGGGTTTTGTAAATAACGGTATAAGTCTGCAAGCTTAATATCACTTAGAGATGCGCCTGAACCATATTGTGTGATAAAATCAGTCATAGCAGCGACTTCTAACCACGATTCAATTTGATTTTGGTCGGTCATATTTCAACCTCCTTTCTTTAGATAATTTGTTTAGAATCCAGCTTGCATGAAGAAGAGGTAGTCGTCAAGAGAAGATGAATTATCAAATTTATCTTCAAATTCTCTGATATACCATAATCCCATAGATACTGCCGAATATCTGTCTTTGTTAACACGCTTAGTCACTTGTTCGACTGAATATTTACCATTTTGCATAACTTTTAATTTTAAGTTAGCTATCTCTTCAAGTAACAAATCGGTTTGAATGTGTGGTAGAATCATTGTTTTAAAATGTTCTTTGTCTTGAGCATCGTAATCTGCATTTGATTTCTTGTCTAACAATTGTAATTTTTTACTTTCGATCGCATCGATAAAACTAATAATGATATCACTATTAATTCCTTGAGACATAAGTGCATATAATTTTTTAGGAGCATTACTATCTTCTGGTTCATCATCAGTATTGATTGTGTCCCAACAACCTAAATCTTCTCCAGTTATAGGATCAAATGTTGATTTTAAACACTCATCTTTGACTCCGCTACCAACACCGTTGGCATCAACTATAACAACCTTAGCGTCATAAAAATTTGCTATTCTTTTTAATTCTACTGTTTGTGCAGTAAAATTTAATCCGTTAGGCAAGTTTATTAAGTTTACTAATTTTATATTAGTTACATTACCTTTACTACTTTTCTTAAATTTTAAAACAGCGATTGAAGATTGGTTATTTGCATCACTAGAACTCCTTGATACGTCCATTGAAACAATATATTCATAATTTTTATCTGGCTTTAAATCAGGTTTAGGAATTGTTCTTAATTCCATTACCTTATTAATATCAACTAATGCATTGTCACTGACCCCGACCCAACGAGAGCAATAGTTCATCGCAAAGAAAGTAGGGGAGAGTTTGGCTTTTTTCTCTAATATTTGTGATTTAGTTTCACCACGACCATAAGAGCAAGCTAATTGCCAATCTGCACCTAAAACCATTTTTCCTTTAAGGTCTGCCATTTCATCAACCATTCTAAGATTACGCTCAAACTCATCAGAACCTCTAAACCAAGATGTTGTCATAAAGTTAATTTGACCGTTTAATTCTTCTGGGTTGATTAATGCTTGTTTACCAATCGTTCTTCGCGGCACGTTTACAATTGGTTCAAGTACGTCTTCGAACAACTGATTGTTTAAAAGTGCACTTTCTTCGACATTTAGACGTTTGCGGCGAGCACCTTTACTACTTTGCGAATTTGCCATGATATCAATACGTCCACCAGAAGTAAAAACAATTTCCACACTATCTTTAGAGAATTGTGGCTTACCCATTATTTCATTTTGAATCAAAGGGTAAAAACGCAGTATTTCTCTAAATTTTTCTTCAACGAGTTTTGCAGCGTTTTCTCTTGTTTGTGCAGTCATTGTGATTTCAATGTCGGGATGCCAAATGGCTGCGTGAACCATTCCCATGACCTCTAGTAGTGTCTTACCATATCCGCGTGGAAATACCATATAATTAGAAACAAATCGCGCAATACATCTCAAATAAACACGCTGATCTAAATCAAGTCGAATACCACCTGTTTGTGGCGTAATTAAATCCCACCACAAATCAGGAAACCATCTAGCCCAAGAAACGAAATCCATATATTTATGTAAATTTTTTGTGAAACTATCTACTTCATTTATACCTCTTGCCGATACTGTTGGATTCAATGCAGGATTCCTAACATCATATCTATTCTTAGAAATCTTGTGATTATCTGATTGGAAGTTCTTATATGAAGCCATTACAAATCATCCTCGGCATCTTTATATCTTTCTTCATATTCTTTTTTGCGTTCTTCATAAAACCTATAAATGTCCTCATATTCAGCAAGAGGAAGACCTTTTAAATCTCTTACATAGTTCACATAGCACCATATAGTAAAATCAACTTTATCTTGAGGGCGTTCTTTAAATTTAGGTAAAATAGGGATAATATCAACTGCTTGCTCAACACTCCGAACCAATTGTCCAAATGTATCTAATCCATCTGATAAATCCGATTTACTTAACTGAGAAGGATTTATCTTAGCATCTTGCGCTGCTTTTTGTGCTAATTGCCCCCATTCTTTTGCTGCTTTTACATCACCTTTAGCAGTTGCTAATTCTTCTTTTACACGGTAGCGAATATAAGTAAGAAGTGCCTCTGTGTGCATTGCTGTTTTTTCTTGATAGTTGTTTTTTAGTAAGTGGTACTTTCGTTCAAATGCACGGTATTCTTCGTAACTATACCCATCGCCCCATTTATCAATAATCTCAGGAGTAACTTTAAATTCATTGTTTGTCGCAAAAGAAAAAGAGTCGGATTGATTATTTCCCGACTCTGATATGTATTCAAATATACTATCTTTCCAGCTCGTATTTTCAAATTGATGAAGGGAGTTAGCCATAGTTATATAACGCCCAAAAGTGTCATTATTACTTTCTTCGGCTTTTTTCCAATAATGTATATCAAATTTAATATCTAATTGTTGCAAAACTTTATATATTGTATTCATATCATTATAATCAATCATTGACTTTAAGCAATCTTTACAAATTGGTATTCTACCAATATTTTTATATAATTCACTGTTTGATTTATAAAATTTTCTTTCTTTGTCTTTTTTAACTCCGCATTGAATACACATTAATTTATTATCCTGTTTGTTATTTTTATTTGACAATTAGCACACCCCCTTTTTTATATAAAGATTTCTTTAAACTCACCGTTTTTCCATCTTTGTTTAAATTCTTCAAATTGTTCTGGTGTGTTATTATGCTTTCCGTACAATTGGTGGAACAAAATGTGGGCTTTTGGATCGAGACAAACTCCAAGAAAATTCTTATGTAATTCAACCACTTTGTTTCTAATTAATACAATTTCTTCACCACTATAATTATTTTTAATTTCTATATTTAATTCATTTAAAGCATCTTTTATAATAGAATTGTAAGAATATAGATGATGTACTTCATAATCCTCGCTACCAGTTAATACACATCTATAATTACATTGCTCTTCTGACTTTTTTCTCCATTCAACTAAAGAACTCCTAAGTTTTCTGTTTAATGAAGAAACACTCTTTTCTTCACGACAATATTGACAAGGTATTTTTGTATTTAATAAATTATTATATGTACATTCTTGAATGTCATTTGGATGATGAATACAATAATATTTAATATGAGTATCTTTATTAATATATTTTTCTCCTTCCAAAGGAATTAAACCTTTGTTTTTAAATTCTTCAAAAACAATTTTCTCATCTAATCTTAACGATTCAGCTATTCTTTCTTTAGAACAATAATAACAACCTTTCGCGTATTTTAAGTTGCCATAGGTTCTATACTGAATACCTTTATCTTTATGATTAGGACAAATATAAGGAAGAGGTTGCATACTATTTTGATAATCTTCATGATTGAATTTAGGGATTAAACCATTTTCAATAAATTCTTGATAAACCTTTTTGCCATCTTTGCGCTTAAAGTTACCAACAACTTCACCTCTAGCATAATAGCAACAATGCTTACCTTTCTTTATATTCGCAAAATTCGTTTCTTGTACACCATGCTGTTTATGCTTTTCACAAATAATAAACAATTTAGTTCTATCATTCTGATAATCTGATAAATTTAAAACTCTTAGTCCTTTAGATTTACAAAGTTTTTCAACCTCATTTATCGGAGTTTGATATAATTTTCTTTTTTCGTTTTTACTTTTTTCTGTAGAAGCATAGCTTTTCACACCGTACTTTTTCATTGAAGTATCTTGACTTTTCTTCACCATGCATTGACGGTTATTACAACAATCTTTTTCAACAAATTCTCTTTCTTTTAGATAATTTCTATATTGTTTCTCAACGACATTTTCGTTGCAATAATCACATTTAACTAAAACTTTAGCAGTAGTTGTAGGCATTAGATCTTCAATTTTACATTCGAAGAAATCATTTGCTTTAGTGTACACATACCCTTTAGATTCATAGTATTCTCTAGTATATCCATTCCATCTAACCATTGCAGTTTTGCTTAAAAGTGTCATATTCATCAACCTCCATATCAAAAATAGTGAATTTAAATTAAAAAGAGTAGTCACTTATTTAGCGACCACTCTGTAAGAGCTTTTGATAAAGATTCATTTCTAATAAAAACCCAAAACCAACGTTTTGAGTTATCATTAAATCCTTTATGTAAATACTTGTTTCCTTTTGAACACAAAAAATTCTTCAACTTAGGGCTATAACAATAAAACAAATCGCTCTTCTTCAAATTAAACACCTCATTGTAATTTATTTTATAAAACCCTTTACAAAGCATCCATCACAAGAAGGAGGGGATTGTCAAGTGACAGATGCTTGAAAAAGGCTTTATGTATGAAAAGGAGAGGGGAGGAACTATATAAAATTGTGATTTTAATTACTCTTCATCATCGCCATATTGAACATCATTCAACATAGCAACTTTCCCATTAATCTCATTCAACAACACTTGCTTATATGTGTTGTCAACAGCAACATTATAAAATTCGACTAAAATTTCGTATAATTCTTCTTCACTTTGAACATCTTTTACAATTTCAAAATAATCATTGATAATATCATTTGGATCATCGATATAAACATCAATTTCCATATGGTTAATATCTGTTACACCACGACATTCAGGACAATTACATTGATTTTCATTATTAAAATTAAAACCATTCCATTTCATAAAAACCACCTCCACAAGATTTTAAAAAGGGGAAGTGGTAGAGGATTGCATTAAATACAATCATACCATTATATTTTATTTTACTTTAATCTAATATCATAAATTGTTTCAATTCCATATCCACGTTCAATTAAAAACATTTCCGCGCCTGCATTTGCAGTTTTCTTTAGTTTTAAACTAAAATCATCAATACCACAGATACTAGGGCATTGTCTGAATGTAATGTTCTGAAATCCTTGTTTTGCAACTGTTTTATTATGCGTATTATGTAAATGACCCGTTAATAAAATATGTATTGGTTTATTGTAAATAAGTGTATAATCTTTTACTGATTGCTCTAGGCTACGCTCATCTTGACCATGAGTAGCTAAAATTTTAGTTCCTAACACATCAACATAAATCAATTTCTTATTATCATGAATCTTAATGTTAGGATTATCTCGTAACATTCCTTTTAAATACCATGTAATAATTCGCTCTGTATTTTCATGTGGGAATTCACCACTTTTTGCATTCAATGCCCTAATCTCATTGTGATTCCCCTGACAAGAATAATAATCGATGTATGTATATTTAGATAACTCATTTAACCAAACGGTCATAAATTCAGCAAAACCAATAACTGAATCAGTAATGCCTAGTTGTAATGACTGTAATTGAGACATGCGCAAAATGCCGTCAATGCTATCCGAGAGATTAAATAGATTCAAATGTTTTAAATTATCACGTTCTAATTTTGTTATAATTTTGTTTAATAGTTCCCACATACGTCTTTCGAAAATTTCCACATTATATTCATTCAAAATCTCATCTTCAAGTCCAAATATCTTAATCTCTTTACCATAATGAATATCAGCAATGGCTAAAACAGGATCAATCTCATTCTGTTTATATTTAATTTTATAATTAGGTATTTTTATATTTTTCTTATTTTCAATAGCTAACATTAATTTTTCATAAAAGTTCTCTGTACGACTTTGCTCACGAAGCCATTTATTGATTTCAGCTTTTTCTGCTTGAAGTTTCTTCCGCTCTTTTTCAATCTCTAATTCTTTAATTCTTAATTCATTTAAAGTATGTTCATTTAAATTTTTACTTTTAGCATATTCTACACCTTGTTTAAAATTAGTAAACCATTTACGATAAGCTGATTCACCAAAGTTATCCCCGGTCTCATTGTTGATCATATTTTTAATCTGATCCCATGTTAATCCGTATTCATCTTTACGGGAACATAAGCGAATTTTCCATTCAAGAAGATTTTCATTTTCTTGACGTTTGAGATGATTCATTTCCGTCATCGAATCACCTCACTTATTCTTCCATATCTTTTGTAGGTAATTCTGAATCTTCTTTAATAGCAATACTCACTTGTTTTCCGTTAAACTCTTGTAAAATAGCTTTCAAGTCATATACATATTCAGCATCTTTAGTAATTTCTGTCACTTCGACTAAATCCATGTCTAAAATACCTTTTAGTGATACTGCGTGTACTTTTTTAGCTTTTGAACTCATATAAAAATTCCTCCTTTTACTCCAAAGAAATTTTAATCCTCACGACTAGGTGATGAGAGAGCAATCATCAATAGTTGATGGAAATTTACTTATGACGAGACAAATGACGTAATGATAAACACTATATATTCGAACATATAGTGGATTGCGTAATGTTTTATCTTGCCAAAAGGCACGTTAGCGCAAAGACTAATTAAATCAAATAGGGTAGGGGGAGAAGCGTTACAACAAATCAGCTAATCTAGCCACCTCAGAACGTTCAACTTTATCTAATTCAACTTGCCCGTACAATGGATTGCCAGCAAGTCTTTTTAAAGTTAATACCCCATTGTTATATTTAAATTTATCAGCATCGACTTGACGTGTATCACCATTAAAGAAAATCATTGAACCTTCACCAACACGACCAAGTAATAATTTAACATGATCTTCTGTGTTAGCTTGGCACTCGGTGACGTACACTATGGCATTTTTGATATCTCGCCCTCTGACAAATCCCAAGTGTTGAACTTCAACCTTATTACCAAGAAAACTCAACCCTTCATCTCCACCAATATGATCAAGTAGGGGAGCAAGGAATGGTTTCAACTTATCTTCAAGTGAATCAGGCAAGAATCCAATATCATTTGTATCAGCAACTTGAATATTGTTTCGTACCCATACAATTTTATCAATCTTGTTTGATTTGTCTAAAAGCATGTCAACAGCATGAGTAATCATAAGAAAATCTTTACCTGTCCCAAAATTACCAAATAATGATTTGACTTTGATGTTGTTGTCTTGAAGCATATCAAAAGCAATTTCTTGTTTTACATTGATAGGTTTAACTTTTCCTGTAAATGTATTATTTAATTTTTTATAATTTAGTTTAGTTAGCTTATAACCATTAAACTTAAATTTATCGATCGGTTCATAGCCAACTTTTACACCGTTTTTATAAGTAGGCTTAGACAAATCCCAAATAATTAAGTATTCATTTGTCAAAAGATTATATGTATTATTTTCAGGATTCTCATATAGACTAGCTAAAATTCTATTATCATCATCATTAGTCGTGTCAAGATAAATTTCTTTATAGCCTTTATAGCCAGTGTCTAAATCAATATTTAAGTCAATTATTTCAATGTCAAAAGATTTAGCTTTAAATTGAAGTAATACATCTTTTGTAATTAAACCGTACCTTTTTTCAACACAAGCACGAATAATATTATTATCTTCATAATCTTTACTATAATCAGACCCTAATAAGCTTCCATCATAATCTTTTGAGTCAAAATGAAATTGTTCAATATTTTCTTTAATAAATCGACTAGCTTTACGAGCTTTATATGCCAATTGAAAATTACGACTTGATTTATGTTTTTCTAATTCCCTAAGTGTATGCGAAAGTAATACAACTTTATATCCTTGTAGCTGTTCAATTGAATCTAACAAAACATTAGTATCCGCTACATAATATTTCCCCATGTCCAACCCTGCCTTATTTTAAATTTGAGAAAGAGAGATGGGAGTGTAACCCTCTCTCTCCTTATATAATTATTTTATTTTAAACTTTCTTTAAGCACTTTGGCAGGTTTGAATGATGCTGTTTTCGAAGGTGGTACTACAATTTCTTCGCCCGTATGAATATTTCTTGCTTTGCGTTCAGCACGTTCTTTTACTTTAAATGTGCCGAACCCTGAAATTTTCACATCTTGACCTTTAGATAGGACAGAAGTAATTGTATCAAATACGCTATCTACAGTAGTAGTCACATCTTTTTTAGGTAATCCAGTAGCCTCCACAACAGTTTTAATCAATTCCTTTTTATTCATATTAAATGTCCTCCTTTTACTCCTTGAAAGAATTTATTTAAACAGGCGATTAAACCTGTTTAATATACTTGGTAATTTCATCAATATTTTCATCAAAGAAATAATACTTATTTTCATCTGGTATGTAATAGCATAAAACTGAATCCATTATGTATTTATCATTATTCAGTTGATACTGTTTTAATTTATTAGATATTTTATATTTATTTTTATTAAATTCAAATTCATTATCTGTATTAACTTGTTTCCATTCAGCTATGTATGACTTATTTTTATCGATCAAACCGTCTCTACCATTATGAACTAATACTTTCAATGGTTTAATTTGATTTGTAAACTTAGGATAATTATTTAAAAACTCTTGCATTTCTTTTACGTTGTTAAATTTATATGTTTTAACTTTATTATCTGTAATATACTTATATTTTCTTTCACAAGAAAACAACATGTTTTGTTTATGTGTCCTTGTGTTTTCCCATTGTCTTTTTTCTTTATTTGTTTTTTTATATGTATATAACTCATTAACTAACTGCTCTTCATAATCGATAAATCTTTGATTAATCGAAACAAATTCTTCATTAGATTCACCAAATTCTAAATCATCATTTGTTCCACTATACAGATATTCTTCAACTGATTTATTTTTTAAGTTTGACAAAGGAATCTCTCTCTGTTTTACATTTCTAAATTTTTTATAACTTAAAACACCTGTATCTTTTTCACCTTTGAGAAGATAAGTTCCTATATCAAAAAGCATTTTTTTTGTGCTGCTATTTTTTCGATAATTAGCAATATGATTATCATGCTGTAAAAGCAAATCGTTAACAATTTGTAATTTATCGTTAAAAGTCATTTTAGAATCGTATTCAGCTTTTTCTGTTCCCGAAGGGGTTGAAATATAAAATTTCAATAAAATACCTCCTCATCTTTATATATTTCCCTTAAAGGCTTATTTTTACCTATTTTTTCGCAGAACTTTCACATTTTCTACATTCTGGTCTAAATCCATCTTTACAATCAGATTGTTTTCTATAATAATCATCAGTCAAAGGTAGATTTCTTTTACATTTGCTACATACTTTATAATCCCATTCAACCTTAATCAAATCCTGCTCTGCTAAAGAATATTTCCATTGTCTATCATAATCCCTTTTCAATTTACTACATATTGTATCGACTATTTCAACAATTTTATGTTTATTTTGTTTAAAATAAAATGCTATATCTGTTTCATTAAGTCCACACATTAACAAATCGAGTATTATTCTTTGTTTCTTTGATAATGATGCATTTTCAATTAATTTATCTAAGTCGGCATAAACAGCAATTAATTCTTGATTTACTTCGGTTGTTTTACTTGCTGAAATTCTTTTATCCCAATCCGACATAACTTCGTCATTTATTTTTAGTTTTGCTGGTTTAAATTTTTTCTTTTTATCGATTAATCCTTGCGATTTCAATTCCTCAAATTTCCTTTTATCTTCTTTATTTTTTCTATCTAATTCTTTTGAAGCCACAATTAATAATATGGATTGTATATTTCTTAAATCTTCAGAGTCGTAATTATAATATTCATCAATCATTGATCTGTATTTTATTAAACCTCTGATACAATCAACATCGCTTAAACTAATTTGTTTAAATTTATGTTCGTTTTTATGTATATCACGTTTAACTACACCCATTTATTCCGCCATCTCCTTTAAATCATTATCAGTTATTTTTCTTAATTCATTTTTCGAATATATATCATCAATTACAACCTTATAAAATTTTTTGCCTTTAGAAAATTCTTTTCGGGCTTTCTTTATTATATTTTTAATTTCTTTATCAGAAGGTAAATAATCTTTTCTGGATTCGATTCTTATTATTTTATATCCATCTTTTTGTAATATTTTATCTCTTTTTAAATCTCTCCTATAAACATCTTCTTCTGTCATATTTTCATTTAATACAGCAGATAACCAATGACCACTACCATCATATTCAAGAACAATATTGCCTTCTAAAAGAATATCCACATAAAATTCTTGAATAGGACAATTTAATTTTCCGTTTAACAATGCAGCTAAATATCTTTGCGGTTTAGAAGCTGGAACTTCTTGATTTTCATAAAGCTTTTGTCTACCTTTCATTAAATTATCTCTTCTTTGTTTTTTAATACAATTTGGACATTTGTCAAGTGCTAAATTATCATATCTTTCTTTCAGATTAGCATAATATTTTTTATAATCATAAAACTTATATTCATTACAACAATCACAGATATAAACATCATAATCATGATGTAAAATAAAATAATAATAATTTTTTATTCTTTTAACAAATATCGGTTCTTCTAAATCATATTCTTTAGGATAATAATTATACTCTTCAAAACATTCCATGTCTTCTTCATCTAGAATATTGTCTTCAAATTCATCAAAATAATTATCAAACGGCATATAAGAATATCCACGAATAAAAGCTTTTATTGTTCTGTCATTTGCATTAAATTTTCTTTTTAAAGCAAATAATATTTTCTCTAAATCTATCTCATCTCTAATTTTATCTACATGTATTTTCTTTAAAACATATCCACCTTGATGATATAGCATTATACATATCCCCCCATCATCAATTTTTCATTTAATTTTTCATTATGTACAATATAAAACTTTAGCTCTCACCTTAACCTAATACAATTAATTAAACAAATATTATTATAATTATTTTTATTATGTATAATCAAAAATCATCACCCAAACATTTATGTATTTTTTCATTCTACACAATAGAAAAATCCACCTAACTTTTCCTGCCTTGCAATAACCTTTCCGCAATTTTTCTTCTTTCTTCTTCACTTAAATTACGTTCTTTTTTGATGGAAATATTACGTTCTGATAGCTTACCTTTTATTGCTATCGGTCTATCATCCTCGTATTCTAACACTTCCATTTCAGCAATATCTAAAAACTTACGAATATGCTTTGGTACAGTGGAATAAACATTCCATTCACCATCACTATATACTAATACCGTTTCCTGTTCATCTCTTGAATATCCCATTATTTAACCTCCCATTCTCGTTTTAATTCATTCAGTAATTTTTTATATGTACCAGACTTCTTATCCATCTCGCCAAACCATAAATAATTCTCGTAAAACTCCAACTCCTCATCGCTTGCTCGGTCTTCTAGGATTTTTAACTCCAGAAAACCGATCACCTCCTCATATTTATTATAGGTCATTATTCACACCTCCTTTATTATAATTTATTTAACTAATGTTATTATATTATTATAATTAATTTAAATCAACCCCTAATCGTAAAATTTTTAAAAAATTTTTTGTGATATGCAAACTGTACAAGCACATAGGCATATAACTATACCAAACGGTTTTAAAACCAATTAAATCAAATTTAAAATCAATTAGAGGAGGTTTAAAATGGATTATTTCAACGCAATTGTAAACAGTTTAAGAATTGAAGAATTAGAGCGTTTAGTGATGATATTATCAAGAGATAAAAAATATCCGAAGCTTATATTTAACACAAGAAGGGAAGGATGTAATTATTAAAATTCTTAAAGGCGAATACCAATCGGAATGAGTGGTATTTTACTTAGTAATAGTTGACAAATTAATTAAATGAATTATAATAATATTATAATTGTTAGGAGGTGTAAAGCGTGCTTTTTTGCTATTTTCTCAATATAAATATTGAAAAAATCGAATAATGTTTGTTTGGTAATGGTTTTATATTAGGTAGGTGGTATGTGTGAAGTTTTTTATTATATACAATAGAAAAATAAGCAATATAATTAATTTATAAAAGGGGTGTATATTTTGGTTAAAGTTAAATTGAAACCAATTAGAAAACTATTTTACAATGATGCATCTAATTATGGCATTTATTCATGTGAAACAAGTGAAAAAGATAAAGTAAAATTGAATGATTGGGGCAATTTCTCCATCAAAGGTGTAATGCCTAACTTAATCATCGGCAATGAGTACATAGCCACCTTACAAGAAAAAGAAGATAAGAAATACGGTGTAACATATGAAGTTCAATACATATACGAAGAAATTCCAAGTGATATTGAAAAACAGAGAATATATCTTGAAACCATTTTAAGTAAAAGTCAAGTGAACGCTATTTATAAAGTATATCCAAACCAAGATATTATTAAGCTAATCCAAAACGATGAATTCGATGTGTCTAAAGTAAAAGGTATAGGATTAAAAACATTGGCTAAAATTAAAGAGAAAATTGAAGACAATGTTGAATTTAGGGAAGCATTAGAATTTTTAATTCCACACGGAATTGATTCTAAATTAATCAGAAAGTTAGTTAAACATTACAAATCTCCTAGCTTATTAGTATTCAAGGTAAAACAATCACCATATAACCTTTTAGCAGTAAAAGGAATTGGATTTAAAAAAGCAGATGCTATTGCAATGAAGATGAATTTTCCTAAGGATCATCCAGACAGAATAAAATATGCTATTGAATACATAATTGAAGAAGAAGAGAAGTTAGGTCATACATACACTACTGTAGTAAACTTGGTTAAAAAAGTATCTGAATTAATTGGTGTGGAACAAGATGAAATCATAAAACATGTTAAAGAATCTGATGATGTTGGTATTTATGGAGACAAAGTTGCACTTAAAAGTACATACAATGCAGAGCTATATATAGCAAAAAGATTAAAGGAATTATTAGCAAATTCAACAGAGTTGAAATTTGATGTTGATAAGTTTATTGAAAAACAAGAAAGAGCAACTGGGTTTCAATTTACACATCAACAAAAATCATTCTTTTACAATGTGAAGAAGTATAATGTGAATTTATTAGTAGGTTTTGGTGGCTGCGGAAAATCTCAAATAACTAAATTCTTAATTCAACTTTGTGAACAATTAGGATTAACATATAGAATAATGTCTCCAACAGGCAAGGCAGCCAAGGTTATCTCTGAATATACAAACCGAAAAGCATATACCATTCACAGAGCCATTGGAATCAGAGAAGATAAAGAAGAAGTCGTACCAATTAAAGAAGATTTTATTATTGTAGATGAAGCCAGTATGCTAGATATTAAATTATGTGCTAAATTATTGTCACGTTTATCTAATCCAAATGTCCGTGTTTTATTTGTGGGTGACAGCTTCCAAATCCCTAGCGTTGGTGCAGGTTGCTTTTTACATGATTGTATGGAAAGTGGGATTTTACCGATGACCAAATTAGATATTGTATTCCGTCAAAAAGATGGTGGAATATTAGATGTAGCTACAAATATACGCTTAAAGAAAAAGTTTGTTGAAAATGATTTCTTGGGTATTAAAAAGATAGGTAATGACTGTATTTTAGCTTGTGTGCCACAAGAAAAAATGGAAGGTGGATATAAGTATTTCTACAAAGAATTATTGAAAGAATATTCATCAGAACAAATCATGGTATTGTCTCCAACAAAGAAGGGAAAATTGGGAACAGAAACAATCAATAAATATATTCAAGAACAAGTAAATCCGAGCGATGGTAAAAAGAAAGAAATTGCAATTGGTAAAGATAAAGAAGTTATTTTTAGAGAAGGAGATTATGTGATCAATACAAAGAATACATACGGCATTTTTAATATAGATGAAATGAAAACAGATATTGTAAATGGTGATACTGGAACAATTGTTAAACTTGATGATTTTAATAAAGAGGTTATAGTTGATTTTGAGTTTGATATTGTACCAATACCGTTTAGTGATTTAGGGCAATTGCAACACTCATGGTCAATTACGAAACATAAATCACAAGGTAGTGGAGTAGATGCAGTTATTGTAATTGCTGATAAGTCACATAAGTTTCAATTAAATGCCAATCTCTTATATACAGCGTGTACACGGGCGAAAAAGATGTTGGTGGTTTTGACACAAGCGGAGACATTGAATTATGCGATGAGGAAAATTGCTAATTTACAGAGGAATACGTTTTTATGTGAGATGTTGAAAGGGTAAAGGAGTGATTTTAATATGAAGATATATTTAGATCATAAAGAATATAAGGAAAAACCTAATCACAAAGAGATAATATATATAAATAAAAGAATATTGAATAATCAAGTAGATATAGGCATTGAACAGTTAGCAAAAGAAATAGGTAGAGGTAAAACATTTATCCCTGCCTCATTCAAAAATATAGACGGAACTGTAAAAAGACAGATTAAGCATTGGGAATCACAACAAATCATTTGTTTAGACTTTGATAACGGAATGAAATTAGATGAAGCAATTAAAGAATTTAAAAATAACGCTGTCTTTATTTACACAACATTTTCTCATAACGAAAATAATCATAAATTTAGAGTAGTATTTTTATTAGATAAATGTATAAATAATTATCATGAATTACAGGTTATTTATAATTATTTATATAATAAGTATCCTATGTGCGATACATCTTGTAGAGATGGAAGTAGAATATTTTTCGGTGGAAAAGATATTATAGAATTAAATTATAATAATAGATTGATTATAAAAGATATAATCAATTATAAGGAGTACAATGAGGGGGATTTAGGGGTGAACAATAGTTGTAAAATATTCTATTGTTCCCACCAAAAACCCCACACAACATCATATGATCATTTAGATTTAATTAGAACGAAGAATATTGAAGCCTTACGAAATATTATCAAACCAAAACCAATTATATTTTATACATATACTGAAGTTTATCATTATTTGAATCAACAAGATTTATCATTGTTTTTAGGCGTTAATAAAAAACCGTTCCATTGTTTGTTTCATGATGATACAAATCCTAGTGCAAATATATTCTACGGTGATGAAGCGAATGCTGAAATATATAAATGTTTTAGTGAACGTTGTACATTTAAAACAGGCACTATAAGAAAGTGTGTAGAGAGAATATTGAATTGTAACAAAGTAGAATCATTAAAATTTTTAATGGACGTTTATAATATCACTTTATCAGAAACGGATTGGCAAAGAAAGCAAAAGGAGATAATTGATGAAAATATAAGATATATACAAAGCGTTCAATTTCAATACGATTACCCAGAGTTGTATAACAGAATAAAAAACTATATAAGCGATTTAATTCTTTTACATAATATAGCTAAAGACAATTTACCTGCAGAACATTATTCAGATGAACAAATTGAATTTTTGTTTTATACAAGTATGCGTCATTTAGCAAATATCAAAGGTGTAAAAAGTCAATCAAAAATAGCTAATATCGTTGCTTTATTTGTTTATTTGGGATTGATATTCAGAAAGAATAAAGATGAACTACCTGATAATTTTATAGATCAAGTTATAAAAACAATAAATCCAAAACATATTGATATCATTTCATTTTTTGCCGTTCCGTCATATTGTGATAAGATTATGACTTTTGGGGAGGAAAAAGCAATTGAATTTAAAGAAAAACATTTGACAATGAAAGGTTGGTCTAGGGAATTATTATTAAGAACTCTAGGAGAGAATGAAGCAAACAGAGTATATCCAAGTCAAAAAGGTAAAAAATTAAGCGAATTAAGCCATAATAACGTTTCAACGATTGAAAGAGTGTTGTTGAATTTTATTTATGAAAAAGGATGGGTGACAGAAAAAGAGTTATATGAACACGTTCATTTAAACATAAAAAGTAATGAATATAAAAAGAAACAAATTAAGAAAATGATTGGTGAAACTTTAGATAAGTACGGATTGAAACGAGTAAGATTGAATAGAGATATAAAAGAAAAGTATCAGATTGATGTAAATGGTTATCCATTTATTATTATTAAGGAGTAGGTAACGACCTACTCTTTTTTGTTTATCGTGAGGTGGAAAATTGGTTATCGTGAGAGGGTAGGTGGAATGTGAAAAAATGTTGATATGACAAGGATTTTTGAATGATTGGGTGGATTGATACAGGTGAAACGATGGGTGTGTATCGTGAAAAGCCTTGTGCGACAAGGGTTTTGAGTTGATTTTGAGGAGGAATTGAGTAAAATTGAGAGAGTGGGAAGTGTAAAAAAATGCAGGAATATCAAGGGGTTTGCGATTGCATTTGCGATCGAAATGGGTGATTTTTGGTAGAAATTAGAAAAATTATTCACAAATTTTGTTATCGTTATATGTAAATTTTTGGTAGCAAAATGGAAGAGCTCCGCCCATAATTGATAGCCATTCTCATTCATAAGATGTAAAACTACCCCCGTCATACCCTAAAAACACCTTTCAATTGCCTGTATAATGTCTGTTATATGGGCAATTGTTTTCCGCCTGCTTCCTTCACGTTTTCGCAGCCTTCACGCCATCACGCAACCGCACCTATCAGCCGACATACCAAATATTTACATATATATGACCATATGATCAGCTAAAAATGACTAAAAAACAAATTTGGTCAATTGGTCGGAAACATAACAAGCCGAGCCCACGCGATGATATCAAAATGATATCACTGTTATATCTGTTATAATCATAATATATAATACACATTCACCATCACAACAAACACACATGATCCCGCATATTTCCACAAATAAAAAAGGACTAAACCCCAAAGGTTCAGCCCTTCAAGCCTATTTTTTCCTGATTTCAAATACATATTGCGGATTATGCTCATTCATGTAAGCAATCTCTTTTTTCAACTCTTCCAGTTGCTCATCGAAAAAAACTGTCGCATGAATGAGATTCACAACGAACTTGTTGCCGTTCATATCGAACGGCTT